TCAGTATACTGCATATTGCGCAAAATTTCAAGCGAACATAACAGAAAACACAAGATATAGAAAACCCATAAATCAACAAGGAGGTAAGAGAACATGGATAACACGGTATTGGAGCTGCAGCTCGCGGAGCTGAAAGCGGCATTTCCCGGAAAGGTCATGATCCCGCTGTCACACGCGGCGCGGTATCTCCGGGTAGACCCCCGGACGCTGCATGCCAACCACTCATTTCCGATGCGGAAGTTCAAGCGTATGTGGTATGTGAATCTCGTGGCGCTGGCCAAGTGGATGGTCCGATAAACGCGGGCGCTTCGGCGCCCGGACAAAAACAACATAGAGGAGATAAGAACCATGAGAAAAACAAAGGCGGCGTTCGCCACCACGGCGATCATGACATTGCTTGCCGCCGTGATCTTCTTCGTCTGGAAGTTTGGAAACGGCCTCGGCTTTACGATCATCGAAGGCATTTTCGCGGTGTACGGCTTTGCGAGCCTTGCGGACGACTGCTGCCGCTGGCTGCAGATGCCGGACACGGCAATCATGAGAGGAGGACAAAGAATATGAGCGCTACCATTACCATTGAGCTGTGCGCGGAGGACCGCGCCCGGCTCGACCACATCAACGTAAATCTGACCGAGCTGATACTGCGGGTCATGGGCAGCCAGAAGGTCGACATGGGCGAGGTACTGCGCCGGGCCGCGCCGGAACTCGCCGGGAAACCGGCGGAGCAGCACCCGGTCACGGAGCCGTTCGAGGAGCTGCCGAAGGCGGAACCGGTCCCGTTTGAGCGGCCGAAGCCGGAGACGCCGCAGTACAAGCCGGAGGACATACAGCAGAAGGTCGTGGCGCTGTCCGCGAGCGGCAAGAAGGCCGAGGTGCGCGAGATCGTCAAGAGCTACGCCGAGAAGGTGAGCGCCATCCCGGCGGACAAGTTCGGCGAGGTCATGGCCCGGCTGGCCGGACTGGAGGGGTGAGCATGTCGAGCGCGATGAACCACAGAGCCCGGAGCCGCCGCTCCTATGCCAAGCACCGCTCCGCCTGCAGCGGCCACGCCCGCCGGACGATCTTCCGGCAGACGCCCAAGAGACGGCCGAGGCTGCTGGAGCTGCTGCGCAGGGCGTTCAAGCCGAGAGACCGGGAGGCCAAGGGGGACGCCGAATGAAAAAGGTGATCTATATCGCGGGGCCGATCACCGGCGTGCCGCGCTACTGGGAAGCCTTTGAGACCGCCGAGGACGAGCTTACCGCCGCGGGGTATCTGCCGCTCAGCCCGGCGCGCATGCCGGACGGCATGGAGAACGAGAAGGCTATGCGGATCTGCCTGGCGATGATCGACGCTGCGGACGCGTTTCTGCCCGGCAGCTCCCGGAGCCGCGGCGCTTCGCTGGAGCACCGCTACTGCGAGTATACCGGCAAGCCGTGGGCTCGCAGCATCAAAGAACTGAAGGAGGCAATGGCTGCATGCAAGAGCTTAATGATCACAGCGCCCGGGCGCACGCTCTGCTGAGCGCGTCCGGCTCGCACCGCTGGCTCAACTGTCCGCCGTCGGCAGTGGCGGCGGAGGCCTACCCCAACGAGGGGACGGAGTTCACCCGCGAGGGGACGCTGGCGCACGAGGTGGCGGAAATCGTGGCGCGGGAACACATCCGGCCGGAAAGCGGACGGGACGGTTTCGCGCCGGAAGTCACACAGGAGATGCTCGATTGCGCCGCGGGCTACCGGGACTATATTCACGAGCAGATCAGGACCGACGGCGCCACCGTGCTGCTCGAGCAGCGCGTGGATTTTTCGACATGGGTGCCGGACGGCTTCGGCACGGCGGACTGCATCATCGTGCAGGACAGGACGATCACCGTTATCGACTACAAGTACGGGCAGGGCGTCGCGGTGGACGCGAAGGAGAACACCCAGATGATGCTCTACGCGCTGGGGGCGCTCAACCTGCTGGGGGATCTCTTCGACATCGAGACGGTGGAGATGCACATCTACCAGCCGCGCATCAACAACGTGAGCACATGGAGCGCCGCGGCCGCGGATCTTCTCTACTGGGCGGACAAGACCGTCAAGCGGATCGCCGCCGAGGCCGCCAAGGGCAAGGGCAAATACAAGGCCGGGGCATGGTGCCGGTTCTGCCCGCACGCGGGCCGCTGCCGTCAGCTCACGAAGACGTGCACGGAGTATGTTGAGACGCACAGCCTTCGCGTGGCCGTGCCGGTGCTGGCGCCGCACGAGGTGGCGGGAGTGCTGGAGATGGAGCCGCTCATCAGTCTCTGGCTCAAGCGCGTGAAGGCGCAGGCCATGGACACACTGCTTGGCGGCGGCGAGGTCCCGGGGTTCAAGGTGGTCGAGGGCAAGCTCGGCAACCGCAAGTGGATAGACGAGCTCAAGGTCGCCGAGGCGCTCAAGGCCGCGGGCTACGGCGCCGATGAGTACACCGAGACGAAGCTGCTCAGCCCCGCGGCCATGGACAAGAGCCTCGGCAAGAAGAAGGTCGCCGAGCTGCTGGAGACGCTGATCGACCGCGCGCCCGGCGCGCCGACGATCGTACCGGCGAGTGATAAGCGCCCGCCGCTCGACCGGGCGGCGGAAGCGATGAAAGATTTTGAATAAAAAAGGAGATCGAGAACAATGGCAAACACCAAGGTCGTAACCGGAAAGGTACGTTTTTCCTACTGCAACATCTTCGAGCCCCGGGAGCCGCAGGGCGGCGGCGAGGCGAAGTACAGCGTTACGCTGCTGATCCCCAAGAGCGACACCGCGACGCTGAACAAGATCAAGCTGGCCATTGCCGACGCGCGCGAGGCGTTCTGCAGCCGCAACGGCGCGAACGCCCTGCCGGCAAAGCCCAACCACACGCTGCACGACGGCGACGGCATGCGCGACAGCGGGGAGGAGTTCGGCTCTGAGTGCAAGGGCTGCTACGTTATCACCGTGAGCAGCAAGCAGAAGCCGATCGTTGTGGACAATATGCGCAACGCGATCACGGATCCGCTGGAGGTATATTCCGGCTGCTACGGGCGCGCGGCGATCAACTTCTTCGGCTACAGCAGCAACGGCAAGAAGGGGATCAGCGCGGGGCTGCTCAGCATTCAGAAGCTGCACGACGGCGAGGCGCTCGGCGGCAGCCGCGGCAGCGCGGACGACTTTGACGACGGCTACCGCGACGCAGAGGCCGACGATGACTTCCTCAACTAAGCGCCGGCTGCACATCGACCTGGAGACGTACAGCAGCGCCGATATTACCAAGACCGGGGCCTTCAAGTATGCGGAGGCCCCAGATTTTGAGATCTTGCTGCTGGCCTGCGCCTGGGACGACGGGCCGGTGCAGGTGATCGATATGACCGACAGGGAACCGGTGACGGATGAGCGCACGGCGGCAAAGGCGGCGGCGCTCGCCTCCGTGGTCGCCGGGATAACCGACCCAGACACCGTGAAGGTCGCCCACAACAGCGCCTTCGAGCGGGCCTGCCTGACGCGGTATCTGGGCCGCGATCTGCCGCCGGAGGAGTGGGAGGACACGATGATCCTGGCGGCGATGAACGGTCTGCCGCTCAGTCTGGACGCCGCCGGCGCCGCGCTGGAGCTGCGGGATCAGAAGATCCGGGAGGGCACGGCGCTCATATCGTATTTCTGCAAGCCGTGCAAGCCCACCATCGCCAACGGCGGGCGGACGCGGAACCGGCCGGAGCACGCGCCGGACAAGTGGGAGCGGTTCAAGGCTTACTGCAAGAGGGACGTGGAGGTCGAGCAGGCCATCTACCGGCGGCTGCGGAGCTTCCCCGTGACGGACTTCGAGAGGAAGGTATGGGCGCTGGACGCGCGGATCAACGAGCGCGGCGTCAGGATCGACACCGGCCTTGTGGCGGCTGCCATTGCGCAGAACGAAGCATTCACGACAAGGCGCATGGCCGAAATGCGGCGGCTCACGGGGCTGGAGAACCCGAACAGCGTGGCGCAGCTCAAGGACTGGCTGGAGACCGCCGGCATGAGCGCGGACAGCCTGAACAAGACCGCGGTGCAGGAGCTGAAGGACAAGGCCGCAGACCCCACGACGCGGCGCGTGCTGGAGCTGCGGCAGCAGCTGGGGAAAACCAGCGTCACCAAATACGAGGCCATGCAGAGCGCCGTGTGCGCCGACGGGCGCGTGCGCGGGCTGCTGCAGTATTACGGCGCGGGCCGCACCGGACGATGGGCGGGGCGGCTCGTCCAGGTCCAGAATCTGCCGCAGAACCATCTCGCCGGGCTCGGTCCCGTCCGCGAGCTTGTCCGGGAGCGCGATCTTGAGACGCTGGAGCTGTGCTTTGACAGCGTGCCGGACGTGCTCAGCCAGCTGATCCGCACGGCGTTTGTGGCCGGGGAGGGGAACATCTTCCACGTTGCCGACTACTCCGCCATCGAGGCGCGCGTGATCGCGTATCTGGCGGGGGAGAAGTGGCGCATGGACGTGTTCCGCAGCGGCGGGGATATCTACTGCAGCTCCGCCTCCGCCATGTTCAGGGTGCCGGTCGTGAAGCACGGCGTCAACGGGCATTTGCGGCAGAAGGGCAAGATCGCGGAGCTGGCCTGCGGCTACGGCGGGGGCGTCGGGGCGCTCCGGGCGTTCGGCGCGGACAAGATGGGGCTGACCGAGGAGGAGATGCAGGACATCGTCACGCAGTGGCGGGCGGCGTCTCCGGCCATCCCGCGGTTCTGGCGCGACGCGGAGAGCGCCGCCGTCCGCGCGATCAACAACCCCGGCCGGACGACCACGGTGCCCTGCGGGGTGAAGTACCGCCGGGACGGCGACGCCCTGCGCTGCCGTCTGCCGAGCGGGCGCATTTTGAGCTATTGGGACGCAAAGCTCGACACCGACGGCTCGATCTGCTTCATGGGCCAGAACCAGACCACCCGCAGGTGGGAAAAGACGGGCACATGGGGCGGCAAGCTGGTGGAGAACATCGTGCAGGCCTACGCCCGGGACTGTCTCGCCGTTGCCATGGTGCGGCTGGCGGAAGAGGGGTGGAAGATCTGCTTCCACGTCCACGATGAGGTCATCGTCGAGGCGCCGATCGGGACAAGCTGGGAGCAGGTGGCGGAGGTCATGGGCCGCCCGATCGACTGGGCGCCGGGGCTGCTGCTACGCGGAGACGGCTACAGCACACCATTTTACAGGAAGGACTGAACACAAGGAAAATGAAAGAAAGACAGATCCTCGTTATCGTCAAGCGGCCGGGAGAGCCGCCGGAGCTCGAGCCGCTTTTTGAGAATACCCTGGAGGCGTTTCAGCGCGCCGTGGGCGGGTATATCGAGACCTGCACCTTCGCTTCCGACGCCGCCATTATCTGCAACGAAGAGGGGAGGCTGCAGCGGCTGCCCTATAACTGCACGCTGTTCGGCATGGATTTCTTCGGCACCGTTCTGATCGCGGGCGTCAAGGGCGACGAGTTTGCCAGCGTCCGGGGCCGCAGTATACCGAAGCTCATGTGCCTTTTCGGAAAATAAGACGGATCAAGGAAAAGGAGGGGCGATCCTATGGACGTCCGAAATGACAAGGCGCTGGACATCGCCCTGGGCAACAGCCGGAAGACCAAGACATGGAAGAACAAGACCGTCCGGTGGTCGGAACTGCTGGACCGGCTGAGCGCCGTTACGCGCACGCCGGAGACCATGGCCGAGTACAAGGCCATGACCCGCGAGCAGCAGAGCCGGATCAAGGACGTGGGCGGGTTCGTCGGCGGCTACTGCAACAACGGCAGCCGCTCCGACATCCGCTTCCGCTCGATCCTCTGTCTGGACGCGGACTTCGCCGACGGCGATCTGTGGCCGGACTGGGAGCTGCTGTACGGCAACGCCGCGGCGATCTACTCCACGCACAAGCACACAACGGAAAAGCCGCGGTACCGTCTCGTGGTGCCGCTCTCGCGCAGCGTGGACTGCGACGAGTATCAGGCCATCGGCCGGCGCGTCGCCGCCACGCTGGGCATCGACAAGTTTGACGACACGAGCTACCAGCCGCAGCGCATGATGTACTGGCCGAGCTGCAGCCAGGACGCGCCGTATGTATTCCGGCACACGGACGGGGCGTTTCTTGACCCCGACACGGTGCTTGCCACCTACCACGACTGGCGCGACGTGTCCGGCTGGCCCATGAGCAGCCGCGTGGCCGAGGTCGTCCGAAAGAGCGCTGCCAGGCAGAAGGACCCGCTGGAGAAGGGCGGCATCGTGGGCGCGTTCTGCCGGGCATACAGCATAAAGGAGGCCATCGCCGAGTTTGTGCCCACCTACCGGGCCTGTGACGATCCCGGGCGCTATACCTATACCGAGGGGAGCACCGCCGCCGGTGTTGTGATCTATGACGACAAATTCAGCTTTTCCCACCACGGCACAGACCCGGCGAGCGGGCAGCTGTGCAACGCCTGGGATCTTGTGCGGCTGCACCGCTTCGGTGAGCTGGACGGCGAGTGCGGCGCGGACACGCCGGTGAGCAGCCGCCCGAGCTACCGGGCGATGGCGCAGCTTGCGAGCGGGGACAAGCGCGTCAAGGCGCAGATCGTCACCGACCGCATGAGCGAGGCCGCGGCGGACTTCGGCGAGAGCGCGGAGGACGGCGAGGACTGGAAGGCGCAGCTGCGCATCACCGAGAAGGGCGCGATCGCGCAGACGATCGAGAACGCCGTCATCATTCTGCAGCACGACCCGCAGCTCGCCGGGCGGCTGGCGCTCAACGAGATGGAGCACAGCATCGTGAGCCTTTCGAGTCTCCCGTGGCGGAGGGTGCGCGGCGCGGGGCAATGGACCGACGCGGACGACGCGGCGCTGCGGTACTATCTCGAGCGCACCTACGGGCTGACCGGCAAGGACCGCATCTTTGACGCGGTGAACGTTGTGGCGCTGCAGAACAAATTCCACCCGGTGCGGGAGTATCTGGACGGCTGCGTCTGGGACGGCGTGCCGCGCATAGAGACGCTGCTTGTGGACTATCTCGGCGCGGAGGACACGCCGTACACCCGCGCCGTTACCCGAAAGGCGCTGACGGCAGCGGCCGCGCGCATCTATGACCCCGGCTGCAAATTTGACTATATGCTGACGCTCCGGGGCCGGCAGGGTATCGGCAAGAGCGCTCTGATCGCCCGGCTGGGCGGGCGGTGGTTCTCCGACAGCTTCACGACGCTGCAGGGCAAGGACGCCTATGAGCAGGTGCTCGGCGTCTGGATCATGGAGGTCGGCGAGCTGGCCGGCATGCGCCGGGCGGAGGCCGAGACCATCAAGCTTTACATATCCAAGCAGGTGGACCGCTTCCGCCCCGCCTACGGGCGGCGGACGCAGGAATTCCCGCGGCAGTGCATTTTCATCGGCACCACGAACGAAGCGCAGTTTCTGCGCGACCGCACGGGCAACCGGCGGTTCTGGATCGTGGACACGCCGAACGAGCCGCGGCGCAGTCTCTGGGACGAGCTGACGCCGGAGACGGTGCGGCGCGTCTGGGCAGAGGCCGCGGAGCTTTATCACGCCGGGGAGACGCTGTATCTGCCGCCGGAGCTGGAGAGCGTCGCCCGACGGGTGCAGGAGAGCTTCGAGGAGGAGAACCCGCGGGAGGGCATCGTGCAGGAATATCTTGAGCGGCGGCTGCCGGAGGACTGGGACACGATGGATCTGCCCGCGCGGCGGCTGTGGCTGGAGGGCACGCAGGAGGGCACGGTGCGGCGCCGCACCGTTTGTACGATGGAGATCTGGGCGGAGGCGCTCGGCGGCTGCCCGGACCGGCTGGACCGCTACGACGGCAAGGAGATCCGCGAGATCATGGAGCGCATGCCCGGCTGGCGGCGTGCGAAGGACAAGAGAATGATTATTCGACCGTATGGAATCCAAAGATTCTATGAGAGGAGGCGAGAGGCGTGACGCCGCTGGAGAAGGACATGGAGCGGGCGCTCGTCGGGGCGGTGAAGCGCCGCGGCGGCATGGCGCTGAAATGGGTATGCCCCGGCTGGGCGGGCGTGCCGGACCGGATCGTACTGCTGCCCGGCGGAAGGGTGCTCTTCGCCGAGCTCAAGCGGCCGAAGGGCGGCGAGGTACGCAAGCTGCAGGAGTGGTGGCACGAGCGGCTCCGCCGTCTCGGGTTCACCGTGTGGGTGATCCGCGACCGCGGCGACATCGCGGCGCTCGAGAGCGCCATCGGGCAGCGAAAGGACGGGGGAAGGGAAGCATGAAATTCACGCCATACCCCCATCAGCAGGCGGGCATCGACTGGATCCTCCGCCATCCCGCCTGCGCTCTGCTCTGGGGGATGGGGACGGGCAAGACGGTGACGACGCTGACCGCCATCGACGCGCTGCTGTTTGACGAGATGGAGGACGGGCCGGTGCTGGTGATCGCGCCGAAGCGCGTGGCGGAAAACACATGGAGCAAGGAGGCCGCCAAGTGGGAGCACCTGCGGCATCTGCGGGTGCGGCGGATCATGGGCACGGCCCGGCAGCGTATGGAGGCCGTCCGCAGCGTATTCGAGGGGCCGTTCGCCGATATCTACGTTATCAACCGCGAGAACGTTGTCTGGCTGACCGACACGCTGGGCAAGCGCTGGCCGTTCCCGATCGTTGTGATCGACGAGCTGAGCAGCTTCAAGAGCGCCTCCGCCAAGCGCTGGCGGGCACTGCGCCGCGTGCGCGGGCGGATCCGCCGGATCATCGGTCTGACCGGCACGCCGCGGCCGAACGGGCTGGAGGATCTGTGGCCGGAGATCTATCTGCTGGACCAGGGCGAGCGGCTGGGAAGGACGCTCGGCGCTTTCCGGGCGCGCTTCCTGCTGCCGGAGAAGATGAACGGCCACATCGTTTACAGCTACCGTCCCCGCGACGGCGCAGAGACGGAGGTATACGAACGTCTCTCCGACATCTGCATGAGCATCCGCAAGGAGGACGTGCTGCGTCTGCCGGGGCAGATCTACGAGACCGTCGAGCTGGACGCCCCGCCGGCGCTGCTGCGGCGGTACAAACAGTTTGAGCGGGAGAAGGTGCTGGAGTGTCTGAACGCCGAGGGCGAGATCGTGGCGGGGACCGAGGCGGCGCTCACGAACAAGCTGCTGCAGTTTGCCAACGGCGCGATCTACGACACGGAGGGGCAGGTGCACCCGCTGCACGAGATCAAGCTGGACGCACTGGAGGAGCTTACGGAGGCGGCGGGAGGCGAGAGCGTGCTTGTGCTTTACGCCTACCGGCACGACGCCGGGCGCATCCGGCAGCGCATCGCCTGCCGGGCGCTGGACACGCCGGAGGACATCGACGCCTGGAACCGGGGGGAGATCCCCGTGGCGCTGGCGCACCCGGCGAGCATCGGCCACGGACTGAATCTGCAGGACGGCGGGCACATCATTATCTGGTTCGGGCTTACATGGAGTCTGGAACTGTACCAGCAGGCCAACGAGCGGCTGAACCGCCCCGGGCAGCGCAGCGTGTGCCGGATCTACCATCTGATCCTCAAGGGCACGCACGACGAGCGGGTGCTGCGCTCGCTCGCCGACAAAGACAAGGGACAGGCGGCAGCCATTGAGGCGCTGCGTCTGGAGATCGTGAAGGAGGATAACGGAAGATGATCCGAGAGTGTGTTATATGCGGCGGGGCGTTTGAGAGCCGCCAAAACCGAAAAACGTGCAGTTCCGCGTGCCACGCGGAGAACCGGCGGCGTTTTCATACGGAAGCAAATCACCGCGCCGCGCAGGAGCAGGCCGCGCGGAGAGGACGCGGCACGGCGGCGGGCCGGGCGCTTGCCGGGGTAAACGCCGCGGCGCGGGCAGCGCATGTGAGCTACGGACAGTATGCGGCGATCCAGAAGGACGCCGCGGCGCGGCATCTGCCGCCGCAGGAGATCGAGGCGAAGCTGCGGGGGGCCGCGCGATGGTGAAGGAGAAGCTGCGCAGCTGCGGCAGATCCGGCGCATGCTGGCCGAGCTGGAGGCGCGCATGACCGCGCCGCGGGCGCAGGCGCTCACCGGAACGCCCGGCAGCCCGTCCAGGGATCCGGACAAACTGACCGGCCTTGTGGCGCGGGCCGAGGAGCTGCGCGGCCAATACCGCCGCTGCATCGAGGAGCTGACGGCCGCGCAGCTGGAGGTCGAGCGGCTCATTGAGACGCTGGAGCCGAGGGAGCGGGAAATCTTCCGGCTGCGGTACATCGACGGCGCCAAGTGGGAGGACATCTGCGTGATCATGTCCTACAGCTGGCGGCAGGTCCACCGGGCGCACTCGGCGGCGCTGCGGAAGCTGGAAGAGGCCGAAAAAGAGGCCGGCGAAAAGTGAAGATCCAAAAGACAAAAAGTGTGACAGCTCGATGGAGTTGTCACACTTTTTGTCTTTGTTGTCACGCTTTCGGGGGTTCGGGGACGCCCGAACTGTGAGGCGGTCACTTTGTCGTATTAAAGTGCGTTCAAGTTGTCAACCCCTTTGTCAAGTGTGACAAAGGGGTTGAAACCATTGAAATTCAAAGCTTTTTCACCTAAGCGTGACAACTTGAACAACTTGAACACTACTTTCAAGAAAGTGTCAGATAAGGGTGTACAGCACAGGGTATATACGGTGTATAGGGGTATTTAAGTGTTTTTTGGAAAATGCCGTTCACGTTGTTCAAGTTGTCAACATTAACGCCGTCGGCGCAGGATGGCATGGAATGGCACACTCCGATGTGCTATACTGACAGCGTGAAGGGCTGCCGGGAGGCGGCTCTTTTTCGTACAGGCAGGACGGCATGAAACGTCCTGTTTGCGGTTCTCTCTCCTTGGACAAGCTGCGGTCTGTAAGCAGCAGCTCCTCGTCGGAACAAGCTTTGCAGCGTTCGCTTCCGGATGGATCCGAAAGCTCACTTGCTCCGCTGTTCCTCCTCTCCAAAGCAAACCCACTGCGCTGGGCTTTGCTTTGGTACCGGGGGAGGGAGACGCGAGGCTCCGTCCGGAATGGCGGCAGGGCATAAGAAAAGACCGGGCGGCGAACCCGGTCTTTTCTGACATTACTTTCAAACGGCGGGGGAGACTCCTTCCGTCAGCGGCAGGGCCGCTGCCACCTCCCTCGGGGAGGGAGGCATGGGAGCCGCCCTCTCCGTCAGCTTTGCTGCCACCTCCCTCGGGGAGGGAGGCACAATCCCTCAGTCAGCCTTGCGGCTGACAGCTCCCTTTGCACAAGGGAGCCTTTACGCAGGGGCGGCGGTTTCGCCCCGGATAATTTTTCAGGCAGGTGGTGGTTGTGGGGTGCTGCGGACGTCTGACAGACCGGCAGAAGGCTTTCTGCGACGAATATCTCATTGATCTCAACGCGACGCAGGCCGCGCTCCGCGCCGGGTACAGCCCGAAGGGGGCGCAGCGCATGGCGGTGCGGAATATGCAGAACCCGCTCGTGCAGGAATATCTCAACGAGCGGCGCGAGGCGCGCAGCAAGCGGACGCAGATCACGCAGGACTTCGTGCTCGGGGAGCTTATGAAGATCGCAACGGCGAACGGCACGGACTTTGCCAGCGTGGGCAAAG